GTTCTCTCTGATACCTTCATTAGCAATCGAATTCCATAACAGCCCCATCAACGAAAGTCATACCCAATATAAAGTGTGGCATAAGTTAAACATAGTCCAAGCAATATCATTATTGCAAGCCACATTAATTTCTTTTCCATAACCTTCTTTGGTGGAGCTGGCCGGAATCGAACCGGCGTCTTACTTAACTATTCTTTCAGGTCATCAAACAAATTCCTTAACATTATTATTTAGTTCATACAATTTCTTGGCTTCCCATATTTTATCTGTCCAATCATCTCGTTTCTCTACAAATAATTGGGGCTGTTCACTATCAACAGCAATGATTACCACTACTTGTGGAACAGGAATCTTTGTTAGTTCTTCATATGCTACTGCGTAAAATGCACATTGTGCAAAGTATGATTCACACCATTCTTTCTTCTTAGTTCTGTTGCTAGTTTTGTAATCTATTACAGACAACTTACCATCAAACTCGGCAATCAAATCTGTCCTACCAGCAACACCGAAATGGTTTGAGTACAGTCCAAGTTCTACTCCGTGAATGTTATCTATTCTTTCAAGGTATGGTTCAATGGTCTTGAATAATTCTGTAATGTGGGGCAACTCTCCCGTGAGAAATCTTTCTTCGTTGAGGATATACTTTTCACAGACAGAATGTAATCTGGTTCCTCTACGAGAGGCTTTGCCGGAGACTTTGTTCGCTTCGGTTTCTCCAACCCGCTTTCGCCACTTAAGAATTGAAGCTTTGCTGAATTCTCCAAGAATACTCGTGATTGATGGATATAATTCACCGCTGGGAGTTTCATAATATCTCTTTCCGTTTCTAGTTTCATGTTGTATACCAAACGATAATTCTGGACGTTCAGCAAGATGTATAAATTTTTTCATATTATATTATAACACGGGTTAGTTCAAAAGTCAAGACATAGAATGTCCAGGATTTTGTCTTTTCAAATCTGTTATTTTATCCTTGAACCATCCGGGTTCTTTGTTACCTTTAGAGTGTCGTGTATGTATATTATCATAACCAAAATATGGAGCTGCGATGGTTTGTTTCACTTCACCACCACAAATAGGACTCGCTTGAATTAGTCCAAGAACTCTTTGTTTGCAAGGTGTTTCTGTTGGAATTTTTCTATCGGCTATCTTTAAATCTTCTTCGAAAGTGTATTCACATCTTTCACACTTATAATCATATGTTGGCATTTGGCACTCCTACTTTCCACCATTCTGGCGGTTGTCTCATCTTTTCAACAGGTCCGCCCCATTTAGCAAAACTAGATTTATCTTCTAAGTAATATTTTCTATATGATTCAATAGTATCTTGAACTGGAGTTCCAGTATCAATTTTATATTCATCAGGCATACACAAAGGAGGTGGTGTAGTTACGCCACTTGGAATATTTTTAGGAACATGACTTAATTTATTATACAAGTTTTCCCATGTTTTATGTATCTTATCATATCTCCACCAATATTCTTTACAGAGCCAAAACCATAGATCATGAGTCCATCTATAATTGCCTTCTGATTCTCTCACCCATCTTGAAGACGGGTGATTTTTATGTGTAGACTTGTACATTGATTCAATAAGTTCAGTCTGAGTATCAAGTTCACGATGAGCAGTACTCATCATTTGTGCATACTCCAAAATCATCTTAACTACATGTTTATCACAATGTGATATTGCACACATTTTAGGATCATCATCCAAAAAAAATATATTCATTATATTATAATCTCATGTTAGTTGTCTTATAAAAAATATGATGGTCTATTGACGCCGTTACTTTTTTAGTTCTTGTCCAACTAGGGGCTCTAATATACTTAGCATGATAATGTAGCGCTCCGTCAGTAATATCTGGCAAACCTTCGTTGTCTTTTAAAACATATTGTGCCAACGAAAATGCACTTCGCCATAGTTTTCCTTCTGGTGGTATATCATCTTTGCCATCACAATACCATGAAAATTGACAACGATCTCTTTTTGGTAATTGTTGACCATCACTTGCTGTATAAGTTGGTCCCTCATAAACTACTTCACAAACTGTATTTGGATACCATGTTGAATTTACTCTATTCAATGTTACTTGTGCTACTGCTAATTTACCTGCTGTACTTTCCACAGCGGCTTCAAAATATATATTCTTTGCCATACAATTTACTTGTTGATTATGCAATGTTTCATCAATTGTACTAGTCGTTACAATAGTACTCATAATCTGTTGATTGTCTTGTATAGTTACCATTTCATCTAGGTTACTTACAGTTGACACTCCACCAATGCTACCAAGAAAACCAGTAGCAAGGAAAACAATAAGAAATAAACTTAATTTTCTCATAGTCCTCTATTGATTAGGTTAACGTTCTTATTAACTAAAATTTAGGACGATTTCTCTTGGGGCTTCTTATTGTAATATCTCCACCACCAAGTTTTGAACGTTTAATAAAATCTGTGATATCAAAATCTGATTCTAAAATATCGGGTCCTAAGGGGCCACGAAATTTCCCAACAGATTTATCATAACCTAATGTCATCACAGCATTTAACGGTTCAACAAACCGTGCTGTCACAGAACGGGGTATATCAGCCATTTGATCATAATCTATTTGCCGAACTTCGGCTTCTTTAACTGTTTCCACGCCTTCAGATATACGCTTAAATTTTACGATTCTATTTTCAAATTTATTTACATTTATCATTTATGGTAATATTTCCGGAAAAGTTGTTTTAACTAATTTATATGTTAAACCTCTATAGTTTAACTTTTTATCTTTAACTTGAATTACAACTTCAGCCTCTTTAGGATGTAACCCTTCTAACATCTGTACAAACAACTGCTCTCTTCGTAGTTGAGTAAGTCCATCATGACCTCCCTCAATGTATAGGTAGAATTTTTTAATATTGGGATATAGATATGTGGGATTGTACTCATCAGGAGAACCAACGGTTTTAAATGGAGGAGCTCCGGTAGGGAGTGCAAATTTTATATCTGGATGAAAGGCATATCTTAATAAGTCCTTTAGAGGATTTGATTCATTTTCCGATAAGACTTTACCTCTAGCCCCAAAGGAATTTGCCGCAGCCACTTCTTCAAATATTAATGGAATACTTAATAAACCCATAAATTAAAACTCCGATAAAGATTCTGTTAGATTTTTTAATCTATGATTTATAAAATATGTAAGTAGTCTCTTACGATCACCAACCTGCGTATTTTCAAATATGTTAGTTATATTTATACGAATTGACTCGGGTACTTCACTCAAATCAATTAACTGTTTGTTTCTATTATAGTTTCTTAACATTTCAGCATCACAATACATGTCTGGATCTAAATCATACCATGCATCTACTTTTTTCTTGGTAATCGGTTTTTGGCGTCTGCCTTCATCAATAAATACATTATCATCGGACATAATATTTGGAACGCCATCACCTACATCACCTTTTATAAGTTTTTCATGAAGTGACCACTTAGCATCACCGTCAATAAATTTTTTCTGTATAGGAGAATATTGTCTAACATTAAATTGTTGAAGTTGTATAAAATCTTTATCACTTGACAATATCAATGTTCGTTCATTTGCTAATCCCACTAAAATGGCAATTACATCATCCGCCTCAGCTTTTTCTACTTGGATTACTTTATATGGAAACCATTCAATCAACTCCTCTTTTAGTTGATTCAAACAATCATAAAGATTTTCCCAATCGATTGAAGCAGCAGATCGAGTTTTTTTTCTAGATGCTTTATAGTTTGGAAAAAGCTCTTTGCGCCAAGACTTTCGATCATCACAACATAAAACTAATTCACCAAATTCACTTAAAAACTTAATTCTATATAAACGTAGTGCATTCAATACAGCAGGTCTAATTACATCCATATCTACAGAAGTAAATTTAGATGCTGTCATATATGTCCCAATAAAAATCTGGGAAAAATCAACTAACTGTGCCATCTTTCTTTTCTATTATTTCATATTCAGCTTCATCTTCCACTTCTTTTCGAATAGCCTCTTTTTGTTCTTTTACTTCGGGCGTATCTTCTATAGCGTGTAAGAATTGTTGCCATTGTCCACTTCGTAAACTCCAATTATAAAACATATCAAAATAACTACGTTGTATCTTCAATAGATTTTGTACATCTTCATCCCAAAAATGTTCTATGGCACGTGCTAAAATATGTCCATGTACTTGTGCATGTTTTTCTGGATCTTCTTCGTATCCATACATCCAAGGAAAGTTTGCTCCGGTTTCTGGTATAGCTCCAAGATTAGGTACTACACATAAACATCCGGCACTCATTGACTCAATCAAAGTGAGACAACTAGTTTCCTCATAGATACTAGGATATGCCATAACATGTTGTGTCTTTAGCATCTCCCGTATTTCATCATTTGAAACAGTACCATGATAATTAACACCATCCATATTTGCGGCACGTTTATATATGTGTCTGAATTGTTCATCTAAATGTCCACGATCATATAACTTAAAACTAGAATAAATGTTTAATTCTGCATTTAATCCATCCTCAAGTTTATTCCTCATAAACTCCCAGGCATTCAATAGTAATTCTAATCCACGATGAGGTGTAGAAAAATAACACACATTTATTTTATCGCCATCTTTAGGTTTTGTATGTTCAGGTATAGGATAAACTGCGTTCTGGATCACTACACCTTTCTCATACGGAAATCCTAAATGAGTACGAAATTGATGTTGTTGCCAATGACTAACAAATACTATACGTTCAAACTTCTCCCAATTTTCTTTATCTTTTAAATGCTGTACTTCTGGGTCTTGAGCGAGATCATGTACCCAAAGTATTCGTTGCTTGTCACTTTCTAATCCTCTAACTCTAGTACTAATAAATTGGAATTTATCTGTAAGTCCGGGTTCTTGTTTTTCCATTTCATCAAAAAGCCACTTCTTCATAAGCTCTGTACCACCCTTCGCCTTATCAGATACGGCATCTAGTATTTCAGTATCATTACTAAAATCAATATCAAACTCTACATCATCTTCAGGATTTAGTATCGATAAGTTTTCTTTGCTAGATTTTTCTGGGGGGTTTCCTGAAGTGTTGGGGCTTTCTTCCATGTTCACTGCTTTAACCATAATTCTCCATAAATTTAATTGTATTCATTATTATATAGTAATACCACAGGAGAGTGACTTGTCACTTTCGTAGTGAGAGAGCGGTTTCTAATGTACCTAGATGAGAATAACTAGGTGGAGAAAATGAAACCTCTACGATTACCCCTGTAGCATTATTAATTATACTTATATTATATCATGTATTTACTATTTGTCAACCTCTATAGGGTTGCAGTAAACTGTTTATCAGTCTTGGCATATATTGTTTTTACTGAACGGCTTTTCTTGATCGGCTCTAATAGACCTTCATCCATTTCCTTTGTCCATACTGCTTCAATATCTGGATACCAATATCCGACAGTTCTCTTTGGTGTACCATCTGGATAATATGCCATAGCAACTACTTTAGGAATTACTTTCGTCATTTCATTTTGACCTGAAAATAGTCCTATCCAGTCGCCAGTTTTAATATAATGTTCTATGTATCTAATATATGCTTTTTTGTTGTCTGCTTGCGTAAGAGCTTGTTGCTTGTCTTTTGGAGACATATCCTTATTTCGTGACCTAGCATTAAGCATTGTAATTAACTCTTTATTATGCTTGATCCACACCTTAACATTTTTTAGAGAATATGGTTCTTCATCATCAAGATCCAAAACATAAGGATGAACATTTTTATATTCTGGCGGTTTCCTCGCCGCTCTCATTTTTTCAAGACGGAGACTTTGAGCTTCTTTTTGAGCTGCAGTAAGTGTCTTTGTTTTTCTAATTGGTTTGATTTTCTTTCGTGCCATGTTTTTCTCTATTGTAATCAAAATAAATGATTATGGGTTGAGGTGAAGAGGTGTATTATATACCAGTTCCATTTTCCAAAAAAAGAAATGTAGGAATAGGATATGAACAATAAAATAGTAATTTTTAAATTAAGACTATTTAGTATCATATTATCCTATTCCAGTCCAACGAACTTCGTTAACTCCTCGTCCGTCAAGAACATTACCTCTGGCAAAGTTTCTCGCTGGTGCGTTCCATCCGGCGGCTTTCAACATATCACCTTCTTGAAATTTCTTATCTCCTGCTTTTACAATAAAGCCAGAAACAGACCTTGAAGTTCCACCGCCATTCGTAGCGGTGATTTTCCAGTATCTACTATTTTCTTTTACCTCAAGACCGGCATTGTAATTATCAATCATATCATTTCTGATAGTCATGGCTCTATTAAACTCTTCAACGTTTTGATGAACCGTTCTGGTCATCATATTCCAACGTTTGTAATCTTCTTTCATAGCCTCTAATACTTTTTCAATTTCATTTCTCATATTGCTCCCATATCACTAAGGTAATTTTCTAAAACATAATAATCACTTTTCTCTTTTTCAGAAGAGTCATCATCTATATTTACACCGGCTCCGTGAGCCTCAAAGTAAGAACTAACTAGTTCTTCTAAACTTCTATTTAAACTCAAATCTAATTCATAATCTTCTTCCATAATTTACACCGTCATTTCAATATGTTCATGTATGACCATTCGACCACCAGTACTCATATGTCTGATGTGGCCTGCAATGTCATCATCATAGGAAAGAACTATTTCCGCCCATCCCATTTCTCCGTCTGAACACTCATAAAAACATCTCAATCTACACATAATATTTTCTCATTTGGGTTATTT